CCACCTAGTGGTAATGACATTGAAGTTAAAAAGGCAGATTATGACACATCAACTTTAATGCCAGGGATTGCTATATTAAATGAAGATATTACAAGCACAAGCGAAGGTCAAGCAGTTATGATGGGTGCTGTAAGTGGTTTTGATACATCGAGTTTTTCAATAGGAGATGAGTTATACGTTGGTAATGATGGTGCTTTTACAAATACTAAACCAACAGCTAATAATCAATTAGTACAAAAAATAGCAGTAGTAATTAAATCTCATGCAAGTAATGGATTAATCAAAGTGTTTGGTGCTGGTAGGTCAAATGATGTTCCAAACGAAGTTGAAAGAAATATGAATTTTAGTGATAATTCTAAATTAACTTTTGGAGATTCAACAACTCCTGATTTAGAAATATATCACGACACAAGCAATAGTTTTATAAGAGAAGTTGGCACTGGTAATTTATACATTGATTCTGATAATAGTGTTAATATACGTTCTTATACTGGTGCTGAAAGTATGATTGTTGCTACTAAAGATGGTTCTGTTGATTTATATTACAATAATTCTAAAAAGTTAGAAACAACAAACACAGGGGTTGAAATTACAGGTAATCTTGAAGCAAGTAATGTAACAGTAGATACAACAGTTTCAACAAGTCAATTTAGTGCAAGTAGTTATATTGTTTTAACTGCCGCTGGGAGTGATACTGTAATAAATGGTATTAGACAACAAAACTCTAATAGATATTTTAATTTTCAGTTAGGTGCTTCAGGTGGTTTAAAGTCATTTATTTATGACGGTGTTAATCCAAGTATAAATTGGCTTAGCGTAGATACTTCTGGAAATGCCACGTTTAGTGATAATATAATAGTTACTGGTACAGGTAGTTTTACAGGACAAGTTACAATACCTGAAACACCAAGTGCCGATACAGATGCAGCTTCAAAGGGTTATGTAGATACTCAGGTTAGTGATAAAGTAGATGGTTCAGGAACAGCTAATGATGTAGTAATGTGGTTAGACAGTAATACACTAACAGACGCACCAATAGCTATAAGTGGTAACGATGCAACTTTTACAGGAAATATAACTTTCGGTGCAGTTAATCCTTTTCAACAAAGTTCAAATGTTTTAGATGGAACAGGAACAGATGGTGCAAGAATTAGGTCAGCAGTATCTTCAGCAGCTAATCCTACTTTTTCAAATTCTGATGATACAAATACAGGGATATTTTTTGCAGCAGCCGATACGTTAGGTTTTACTACAGGTGGCACAGAACGTATGAGGTTAAATAGCACAGGACTAGGCATTCGAACAACTTCACCTCAAACATTATTAGATATACACGATGATTCTCCTGTATTAAGAATATCTGCAACAAACCAAAGTGCAAGTTGGGCAGTAGGAACTGAAATAGGAAAACTTGAATTTTGGACAACTGACACATCAGGTAATGCACCTTATGATACAGGGTTTATTTCTATTGAAAATGATTTTGCTGGTGGTACTTTGCCAAGTGGTGCAATGATATTTGGTACAGCCACTTATAATGCTTCTGGTGGTGCAGTAGAAAGAATGCGACTAGACAGCTCAGGTCGATTGGGCATTGGAAATGACAACCCTTCATATAAATTAGACGTACAAGTTTCAGGTAATGTTGCAAGATTCGGCGATGGTACAAGATTTTTTAGAGTATATACTGATAGTGATGAAGTAAGTTTACTTGCTGACGGAAGTGTACCAATGAAATTTTATACTGGTGGAGCAGAAAGAATGCGACTAGACAGCTCAGGTCGATTGGGCTTGGGAAGTTCATCGCCTTCAAATAATTTACAAGTTAAAACAGGTAGTAATGGTGGTGGCATAACTATACAAAGAAATAGCAGTTCAACTGGTGCTTATGCTGATTTAATGTTTTCTATTTCAACAAGTGATGCAGCTAGTCCAGAAACAAAAATTAGAGCTACAAGGGGAACGAGTTATGATGATACTGATATTTCATTTATAACAAGCAATAGCGAAGCAATGCGTATAGATAGTTCAGGTGACTTAACAATGAAAGGTGGAAGAATAATAGTTAGAGAGAGTGATGATGGAAACGATGCAGTAAAAATAACAAGAGATGCTGATGAAGGATATGTACAATTATTTTCTTCAGGTACGCAAACCATAGAAATTAGAGGTAATGGAGATAGTTATTTTAATGGTGGTTCGGTAGGACTTGGAACAACTTCGCCTAGTGATGCACTTGAAATATATGGAGCTACAAAAGGAATTATAATACAAAATACTGCTGAAACAGATTCTGGTATAATGATAAGAGATAGTGCTGACCCTGGACAACAAGCATCTATTAAATATGGGAGTGGAGATAATGGTTTAAAATTCTATAATAGTACATCAGAAAGAATGCGTATAACTTCTGCGGGAGCAGTGGGAATTGGAGATACAAGCCCAGATGCTCGTCTTCACGTTAATTCAGGAACTACTAACCTTGTAGCAAAGTTTGAAAGTACAGATACAGAAGCACAAGTAGATTTTGTAGACACAACTGGAACAGCTTCAATTAAATGTAGAAATGATTTTAGATTTTCAAGTTCATCAGGAGAAATAATGCGAATGCTTACTGGTGGAGATGTATTAATGAATTGTACAAGTGTGCCAAGTGGTTCAGGTGGTGGTGCAGCTTTTGAAACTTCAGGAACATTGATGCGATTAAAACAATCAGCACCAAGTACAGCTACAACAAAAATACAATTATATTATAATGCAAATGGCGAAGTTGGAAGCATACATACTTCAGGAAGTGCAACGGCATTTAATACAAGTTCAGATTATAGATTAAAAGATGATTATAAAGATTTTAATGGGCTTAATCTTGTTAATAATATAAACGTGTACGACTTTGAATGGAAGTCAGACAAAACAAGAAGTTATGGAGTTAAAGCACACGAACTGCAAGAAATTATTCCTCAAGCAGTAAATGGAGAAAAAGATGGCAAAGAAATGCAACAAGTAGATTACTCTAAACTTGTGCCGATACTATTAAAATCAATACAAGAACAACACGAAATAATAAATCATTTAAAATCAAGAATAGAAATATTAGAAAATAAATAGTTAATTTTGTAAAATTATGGCAAATACTTATAATTGGAAAATCAATGCGTTAGATGCAAAAATTCAAGATGGTAATCATAGTGATGTTATTTACACTGTACATTATACTTTAATAGCTACTGATGATACTGGAGAGCATACAGCAAGTTCAATTGGCACGTTAAGTGTAACTTATGACCCAGATAATTTTACTCCTTATGCTGATTTAACTAAAGATGATGTAGTGGTATGGTTAGAATCAGGTTTAGATGTTGAAACAATGAAAGCTAACTTAGACAATCAAATTGAATTATTGATTAATCCTGTTGATGAAACATTAAGACCTGACTGGGATTAAATAAATATAAATTAATATAAAATGGCAAAACTAGAAGAAAAAGAATTACAAGAACTAAAACAAGCAATAGCATTACCAAATCAAATTGCAAATGAAATTGGTATTATAAAAATCAATTATGAAAGAATACCAGAACTCATTGAAGCATATAAAAACTCTATAAAAGATAGAGATGGTAAATTAAAAGAAGTTGAAGAAAAACATGGCAAAGGTTCTTTAAACATTGACACAGGCGAAATAACTCCCATAAATGAGGAGTAATGCCTGTAATTAATTCATCAAGTTTTTTATTATTCAAAGATGAAACGGCAATTGGTCATTCTAAAAATGTATCAGTTAATTTAAGAGTAGATTTACCAGATGCAACAACTAAAGACAGTAATGGCTGGAAAGAGGTCATTGCTTGTGCAAGGGGTGGAGAAGCATCTATTAGTGGACTGACAGCTTATGATGATTCTTTAAACTTTAAACAATTTGCTGATGATTTAATTTTAAGAACAAAACAAGTATTTTATTTCAAACAAAGTGGAGATACAGATTTTGTTATAAGGGCAGAAGGTTTTATTTCAAGTGTTGATGAAACTGCTGAGTTTTCAAATGCAACTACTTTTGACCTTGAGATTCAATTGACTAAAATTATAACTGCTGGAGACACAAGGACCTGGGAAAATATATTTGACTTTTGGGAAGATATCGCAACAAATTGGGAAAATACATAATTATTTTATTTGTATATTTACAAAAAATTTAAAATCATAATAAATGGCTACAACTGGTGTATTTAACGGAACTAATTTAATTTTAAAGTTTCACTCAACTGATGGTGGTGAAGTCGCAATTGGACATTCGACTTCTGCAACTATGAGTTTATCTGCTGACCTTCCTGATGCTACTACTAAAGATAGTAGTGGTTATAATGAAGTAATTGCTGGTACAAGAACTGGCGAGATTTCATTTGAGGGGTTAGTTGCTTATGATGATTCAAATAATGCGATTGAAGCGGCTGATTATCTACTTGCAAGAACTAAAATCTATTGGACATTTGGAACAGCTGAAACTGGAGATGATGTTTATTCTGGTGCTGGTTATCTTAATGCAGTAGAGATGTCTGCTGAGATGGAATCACCTGTTACATATTCAGGTTCAATCACAGTTACTGGTTCAATAAGTAAAGCAGCTAATTAAAATTAGTTAAGAGATAAATTAATCAGGCACTTTGTTTAACTTAGTGCCTTAAATTTATATATTATGGCAAACAAGAAAAGAGGTTACTATACTATTAAATTAGGTGGTAAAAATAGAATCATGCATTTTAGCATGAATTTCTGGGCAAACTTTACAGATGAGCTTAATGTTTCATTAGACCAAATCACAACTGTTTTTGATAAAGGTGTTAATATTGCAACAATTAGAGCATTGATTTATTCTGCATTATTAGCTAATGACCAAGAACAAGGCAATGAGATTGATTACAATGTTTATACTGTTGGCGCATGGTTAGAAGATTTTGATGCTGAAAATATAGATGATATTGTAAAAGCAATGATGGAATCTAGAATATTAGGAACTGATTTAAATGCTGGTTTATCTAGAAACGTAAAACAAACTACAAAAAAGGGAAAGTAACAAGCCAACTGACTTGGGATGGTTTGATTGATTTTTATATTGGTCAAGTTGGCATTGAACCAGATAAATTCTGGAATCATACTTGGAAAGAAAATCATTTGTTAGGTGAATCTTATCTTATTCATCAAAATTTAGATTGGGAAAGAGCAAGGTTTATTTCTTCAATGATTTACAACACCAATTGCACAAAGAAATCTCAAATGATTCCACCAGATAAATTATTTAGTTTACCTCAAGATGTTTATTTAGAAAGAGGGAAACCAAAATCTACACCTGAACAAGTTAAAGCATTTAGAGAAAAAGTCAGTAAAATGAAGTTTAAAAGCATAGATTAATATTTAGTATTTTTGTAAAAACTTTCTTTTATGGCAGATAATAGATTAAGGTATTATATAACTGGTAATGCTGCGGTATTAAATAAAGCATTAACCTCAGCAA